ATGGGAAGCGAACAAAAGCCGAAAGAGATTAAAATAAAGCTAAGTATCGATGTTGAAGATGCTAAAAAGAAGAAGTGGAATGAACTAACCTTGAAAGAAAAGGGCATTCAAATTTCTTGGTGCATCTTTAGCCTTTCACTTTTCGCTGAAGTATTGTTGTGTATCATTGTATCATTTACTGGAGTTGTTAATGTTTTGGTAATATATTCTGCATCGGCAATTTTTGTAGTTTTGCTAATTGCTGTCATATATTTGGCAATCTATGATGAAACTTTTGTAGAAAGACTACATACCCACGACAATACAGATTGGGATAGTTAATTTTTTGCGATATGTAAAGCGAACAAAAAGCGGATAAGAAAGTGACTACTTTAAGAGATAAAGTAATTAATACTTGTGAAGTGTTGTGGTCACTCTCTATCTTAGTATTTCTTCTTATATTTTGTGTATTTACCCCACTTACTCACTGCGTTAATGATATAGTCGTTTGTATAACTGCTATAACGATTATAGTATGGGTCGTAACGACTGTCATATTAGTGTTGTTCGACGAAGATTTCCAAGGCGGGGGAGGGCATTATTATTAATCCTTCAACCCCTTCATCAAGCTAACAAGCCGCTCACGCGCCTCGTCTTTACCGACTGGTGGCACGTGGGCGGCTTGCGTTGTTTGAGTCTGGTCGTTGTCCCAAGGCAAGGGCAATAGCGTGTCGGGGGTGAGGCGGTTCTTTACGTGTGGTTGAATGGTAATGGTGGCGAGCATTCGCATACGTTCCCACCCGTCGTGCATTTCCATTTCGTGGCTTGTAGCGTAGCTATCGGCCACGGCCGTCCACTCCTCAGGCGTAAGCCCTTGCCAGTCGCGCAGCGTGAGTTCCACCGCCCCCAGTGCAAAGCCTAATTGCTCGGTGATGCAGAAGGACTTTTTTCGCCTTCGGTATTGTGCGGTAAAAAACGAGTAACAACAAACAACAAAACCGCCAATTACCAAACCTAAACGTTTGATAATCAGCGGTTTTCCTTATGTCGGGGCGACGGGATTCGAACCCACGACCCCCTGCTCCCAAAGCAGGTGCGCGATTGTGTATAATGTATTGATTATCATATACTTTTAGAATTTGACTTTGTTCGCTGCTCACAAATGGCTCACAAAATGGGAGGATGGAAATACAAAAAAAGCCCTTACACGGAGAGGGGTAAGGGCGTATGTTATATGCGTGCATGGTAGCAAAGAGCCTCACACTTAATAGCATGAGGCTCTAACTTGCACCTATCAGCCATAGGTGGCTTGTGTGTTATATAGTAATGACTTGGCTGAATTTTATATCTTTTCGGCAGTCTTGCGTATCCTACTCGCAAGATCTAATAATGAATTCCTAAATTGTTCTTTTTCTTCTAAGGTAAAACCGCCTTTTCCCCCATTGCCATCTATCCCATCCATCTTGTGATAAAACCACGACGAGGAACGATTAAAATAACGGTTGCTAAAATCCAACCACGAAACGCTCATTAAAATGTCTTTGCAGCGTTCCTTCATATCGGTAATCTTACTATCTTCCATAACTTTATATATAAAAATCCCGCCCGCTTTGAGCGGGTTTTCTTGATTTTTAGAAGGGTTGGCGAAGCATATTATCAAGCAACTCTTGAGCAAACCACCTTAGTTGTGGATAACCATTTGGGATAACTCTTGTTATAATTTCTAATGGCTTCTAACAGTTCGTACTCATCTTCGGAAACTGTTACTTTCTAAGTCTTTGTTCTCATATTCATTACTTTCTTAATACAATACAAAGATACTACGTCTTTTTGTAGTAGTCAAACAATACGCTTACAGATTAAGTTGTGCTTTAATATTTTCCAGTAGTTGTTTGTCTTCTTTACTCATGAGGCCATCATTTGTCGTTGTTGCGGTGGGTATAGGGTCTGTATATTCCTTATTAAACGACAAATCGAATTGGCTTAATACATATTTATTCTCTCCGCTATCCCATTGTAATCTATCACCAAAAAGACAACTCCAATCTTCCGCATGACTTATTTCTTGGCGAGTGCCATCAGTAAAATAAATAGCCCGTTGAAAAACCTTTGATTTGTTGAAAATAATTTGCCTTGTGTAATCGTTTTCAACATTTTGCATCATTGTAATACTCATTGCTCCGTTTGCATACGTGCAATGCACGTGTACAATATTAGAGTTGCTTGATATTTCAATATCTTTAAGTGCATTAAGAGCTGCTTCTTCTGATTCAAAGTTACCAAGGTCGCGCGCATAAGCAGTTAAATTATCAAGCTTTGTTTTATCAGCTGCTGTCATTACACCTGCCTTTGCTGTGGTGGCCTTAGTGATTACAAGTTGTTTGTTGCCACTTTCTGCAAAGTTTGTGTAGTTGACAATCACCTTGTCTGTAGTACTCTGTCCTTCTGCAAGATTGTGATTTAGGACGCGAGCAAACACATACTTATCCATCAGTCCGTCTTGGTTACGGTTTACCAAATGGCATAACAATACTTGGCTATAATTGGTTTGTTCGGTGTCGTTGGCTGCGCCCCAGTGCTTAAATCGGAGGAACAAGTTACGGTCAGAGTGCGTATACATCCATATCTTGCCACTCAATGCTGTATGCATTTCATCACTGCTTGCCGAATAAATGTAGTTCTTGCTTGTTCCTTGCGTACCACTCTGTGCGGTAGGTACATTCAATACCGTGAGCAATTGTTGTAGCGTGATAGTTTGTGCATTGTCTGTGCTTGATTGCCCAGCAATGACCAATCGCACGTCCAATCCGCTCACACTCGCTGCTGCTTGCAACTCGGCTAATGCTTCTGAGAGTTTTTTTGTTGCCATGTTATTTGTTTTTTGTAGGTTTTTGCAATGGTTGTTAATTATTAGGTTTTATAAAGGGAGGAGCGATTTCTTCCTTTAAGAAACCAGTACCAGGCTTTAGTGTTCCAGTAAATTTAAAGTCGTTTACTTTTAAATCGGCTACTGCACCGTCATATTGCCAATAGAATTGTCCGTCAGTCCCGACACACATTGTCAATACTACCATACCTTTTGCGAGTGTTAGACTTGCCTTGGGATCAGTTTCCCCAGTCTTAAAGAAACGACCATAGAGGTCCATTTGGTTGCTGCCAATATTATTATAGATAACTAATTTGCAACCGATGAGAGCGAGTGCTTGCTGAATATCTTCGTCCGTACTGCCATAAGGAGGCAACACCCAACTGCGGTAATCTTTTGTTACTTCAATCTTCGTATCAGCGGTGTTTTCGTCGACCGTTACCGTTTCGGGTAATGAGTTAACATTGATAATGGTTGATAGATTAGGGATAATGGGGTATGCGTACTTCTTGTATCTTTTTATCCCAAGTCCTGTAACCTTATACGTCCTTAACTCAAGATAGTTGGTATAGTTATTCTCTGTAACAACCGTTACCGAGTTAAGCTGCATACCCGTTGTAATGCCGTTAAATACACCTTGGTCAGCATATATTGTGCCTTTAAAGACGCCCTCATCGGCATAAACCTTGCCCTTGAAGTAGTATTGCTGATGTACGGGGTCGATTGCGACTTTCAGCACGTTGTGGTCTAATGCGTACATACCCACGACTGTATTGCCACCTATCTGCAATCCGTTAGACGACATCATGCACCCTGTGTAAGTGCCGTCAATCTCTTTTCGGCCGAAGAACGCGTTACCACTTGCTATGTAGTTGTCACCGCTCATGGTATAGCCATTGAAGGCTCGCATCCAATCGGGCAAGGAGACTGCTTTCTTGTCCATTTCGTTTAAGCACCAATCCGAAGCGGTTTTGCCCACTTCGAGCTTTACTTGATTGATAGCGATGAAGTCACCGCTTGTGCCTATTGTTGCTCTGAATAGTAAGAGCGGACTGGCATAAGTGCCGTCAGCGCGGACGCGGAATGTGTAGATGTGGCGCACCCATTCTGAGGTTAGCTCCCATGTATGGCTTCCGTCATTCTTAAATGCAGTTTCCTTCACTCCGTCAGCCATTGGCATATCTGCGCTTGCATCAGACAAGACGCGTCCGCCATAGTCATATACGTATGTGTTGAGGTTGCCCGAACCACGTGCGTAGAAAGATAGCGTGTACCATTGTCCCGACATGATTGTTGAGCCTAACGCTTGCGAATAAAAGTCAAACTCGCGCTCGCTGCTTCGCCATGCGCACAAAGAGTTGATGCCACAGAACGTCTCCATGTTAGAAGGTGTCGCCATGCGAATAAGCTGCGCATCATTCTGAATGTAGCCGTCAGCTGTTAATGCTGATCCACCTTCGTACGGTCTACCCAATGTGACCATAGAAATGTCTGCTTGCGCGCCACTTGACAATCGTACAAGTACATACTTTGTACCGCTAAGGCTTGACTTCGTGCAGAATGCGATGTAATGTCGTCTCCATGTTGAGGTCAATGCAAATTCAGCACTTGCGTCACTTGGAGAGTCTTTTGCCTTTCCGTCAACGTAGATTGTTTGCTCGTTCGTGTCGGGATAACAATATACCGTGGCAGTACCAGAGCCTCGCATTGTAATGCCTATAACGTACCACGTCTGAGGGCTGAGCAACTTTGTTACATCATATTGGAACATGTCTGTCTGCGTTGATACAGAAGCTGAGAGCATATCCGTATCACCAACCGCTGCTCCCTCGTTTAATGTTCCATTAATTGTAGCGAGCGAGGAGCGGAAATTGAGCCACGTGCCAGCGTAGTTCTCTGCCTTTGGCGCGAAGTCGGTATGCACGAGTAGGTTGCTATGTAGGCTCGTCCCGTCTGCTCCGTCTTTACCGTCTTTACCGTTCGTACCATTCCAAACGACTGGAATGGTCTTTTGTGCTACTTCGACTTCGTTGACGAATAACTTAAACTCAATACGTGTCGCGTGTAGATAATCAATCGTTACCGTATCTCCTGTGCCTTCTTTTTGTATCGTAGTACCGTCAGAGCTATATATGGCCCACTTCATTACACCTCCTGTAAACTTCGTTGAGTTTAGCCCTTGCGTGCGGTATGCTTCAACGGTAATGGTCTTTGTACTATAGACAGGTGAAGTAGTAGGACTTTGTTTTGTTCTTGTTATAGACCCAACGGGGGCGAGAATGTAATAGGCTGCTCCGTCATCACCTCGTGGGCCAATAGGGCCTTGGTCGCCCTTATCGCCCTTTTCGCCTTGGCTGCCTGGGTCGCCTTTATCGCCCTTAGCACCGTCCTTCCCGTCAACGCCATTAATACCGTCCTTCCCAACGAAGCCAATTAACTCTGTAGTCTCAGTGCCGTCGGGATAAAATGTGCGTTTCCAAATGTACTTACCTTGCGCCACGTCAGTAGGGAACGTACTACTCCAATCATGATTAGGCGCGCTCGTCCCATTATCACTAACGGCCCATTTGTAGGTCGTTTGGCTCTGTGGCCCCCATTTGATCGTGACATTGTTCCCTATTGTAACGTTACCTTTGCCGTCGTATTCGATAGCCCCTTGTCCGAGTTCGAACGAGCCGTCAGGGTTGAGGCTGTAGTGAGTGGTGTGGCCGTCTGGTGAGAGAGAGATGATTTGTCCATTCTTGGCGTAAAGGCCAAAACCACCCGTGGGTAGGTAGCCGCCGAGGCGACAAGCGAGACAACCGACAAAGCTCTTGGAGGTGATACCAGTGAGTAAGTCGATAGCAGGTTGACCCGTACCGTTGGCGTGAATGTAAATGGCGCTTTGACGTGTGGGGTCGGTAGCGTTGCCGTATTGTACCAACTCGTCGCCTACTTCGGGGAACACCATTAATCCTGCAGTGGTGGGGTTGCTATTGTCGGCAAGGAGCATGGACGTGCCGTCGTCGGCAGTAATGAGGGCGGAGCGGTCGTCTGTTACGAGTTGGAATACTTGTGCGGTGACTTCTTGCACGTGGTCGTAAGCGTTGACCTCTCCTGCCTGAGGTTCGACAATGGCGGCATCGAACTCCGACCTATTAATGGCCAACACATTGTCGTGGCCGCCAGCTGTGCTGCCTATGAAGCTAACTCTGACCCAATAGCCGCGAGCGCCATTCGTTGTCCAACGTTGGCAGCGTATGAAGTCGTTAGCTTGGAAGCCTCCGTAGCCGTGTGTGTCGTCCCCCTCTAATACTAAGTAATAGTTCGTAGCGTCCCCGTCCACACTCTTCACGCGGCCGCATGCTTGACTGATCCCCAGCGCGCCACAAATGGCGCGTATCTTTTCGATGACGAGTTCAAAGGCCGTGAGCCTTCCGCGAATGCGGAGGTTGTCGGCCTCTACGTAGGTTTGACCGTCCGCGGCCGTTTGTGCTGCCCAGCCGCTCCCCGCGAAGCCATTGCTCTCGAAGTCGGGGCTTTGTGCTGAGGCTTCGAAGTTGGTAGCCTTGCGGAAGGTGACGCTCCCCTCGGCCGTGTCGTCGTGTTGGCGGCTTAGGTAACGCTCGTCAGCCGTACCCCATTGCGTAAGGTCGTCGGCCGTGGCGGCATGAGTGGCTTCGGCTGCATGATCGGCTTCTGTGGCATGGGCCGCGTTGTCAGCATTCGTGGCGCGGTCGGCCGTGGTGGCGTGGTTGGCTGAGGTAGCCTCATCGGCAAATCCCGCCTTCACCTTTGTGCGGACGATTCCGCCCGTGTCGGTGTCGGTACTATCAAGATAGAGGTAGCCGTCGGCAGGAGTGGCGTCCAACTGATTAAGCGTGTCGAGGTTGGCGTGTGTGTGCGCATCGGCCGACGAAGTACTGCCGCCGCTGATGTAAGCACCTCCACCGCCACTGCTGCTTGTGGCTGCGGCCTCAGCGTTATTGCCTTTGCGCGCTTTGCGTGGCGTGGCTGTAACGTATCGTGTTTTAACTTTATAGTCCATAGCCTTAGTTGTAGTTATTTAATGATTTCTTTGTTCCACTCTTCGGGTTCGAGCCTCACAAATTTAATATTACTTGTGCCGTCGTAGGCGCTGAGCACCTCACTTTTCATCATAAAGAGGTCAGCACTCGGCATCGCGCGGTCGGTGAAGAGCTGCAGCGGTGATAGCGGGGTAATAGCTTCTCCTTCAAGTGTAGGCACGCGGTGTCCATACTGGCTAAAGAGCAGCCCTAACAAGTCGTACTCAATCAGCCAAGGCGCAGACGTGTTGGTGCGACGCAGGAAACATCGTTGAGGAATATCCGTCTGCCCAGAGCCAGAGGGCGCAAACGAATACCAAATTTTGTAAGCGCCTCGTGCCGTCACTCCCAAGTCGCTCCCAAAGGCTGTGCCGCAAATGGTGTCAATCTTTATCTCGTCCTTTGCGCTCGCGTTTATCCATGCGCTGTATTCGGCATCACTCTTCTCCACCGCTTCAGCGATGAGGCCTTGTACTATCTCCAACTTCGGAAACTTGTAAAGCCACCACCTTTGCGCCCAATTCATACGTTGCCCTCGTTTAGAGGTCTGCGTGCTAATACACACGTCGCGCAGTCCGTTCGGGTCGGGAAGCGACTTGTCGAGTTGACACGTCTGAGGATTGGTAATGGGATATTCCTTTCCCTTCCCGTCAGTATCGTCGAATATGATGCACCCCGTGTAAATGGTCAACTCTAAGTACCCCGCAGTGTTCGGCAGGGGAATGATTTCGCCCTCCGTGGCGTATTGTTCTATAGATCGTTCGTGGCCAAGGGTGTGTGTATGGTTCTTTGACCACCCTTGAATGCCGCTCTCCTCCTTTATGCTATCACTCTTAGAGTTGGCATAGTAGAGGAGGTAAGAGGGCGCATGCGTGAAGTATTTCGCATCGTCGTATTCAACCGCAACCCAATGACCCTCGTTATTGGTGCCAGCTCCTTTTGCCTTGTATTGCGCTATGGCCTTGCCATTGCCGTCAAACAAGACGAGCGAGAAGGGAATGTAGCAGTAAGCCTCGCGCACCTTACACCAATTAAAGTTATCCTTTTCGTTCGTTTCGTCCGTCGCGTCAGCAAAGGGGTTGAGGCGAGGGTCTATCATCATCTCCATAGTGAGGTGAATGTAAGAGCGCATCACGTCTTCTGACACTTGATTTTGGGCAGCAGGGCAGTACACACGAGGGAAGCGCATCAGCACTTCGTCCGACGTACCCGATAGGTCGTTGAAGGCCCGCGTAATGACGTTTTCGCTTGTGTTAGCTTCGACATAGGCATAATGGGCGTCTCTCCCCAAAGGCGATTGTTGCCCATTGAGCGTGAGGTTATTGCGCGGCCAGCAATTCGTTAAGGCCAGCCACGCAAGGCCCTCACACGCTCCGCCCCCCGTACCCGTCTTCACCATTTTGAAGTAATGCGCATCGGGGTGCTTTTGCGTAAGGCCAGTGGCAGCACTATCAGAGGCAGAATGGAAGAAACGACTTATCTCGTACGTTTTGAACCCAGGGCCAAACATGTTAAACACGCTGCCCACCTCTGTCAGTCGGTCTTGGTCTATGGTCACGCTGTTGTCGCTCAGCAGGTTGCCACCCGTGTAGGGCGAGAACTTAACGACGGCCGCTTGCGCCAACTTATCTACCGATAGCGTTTGCTCCGTAGCGTCCCACGTGATTTCTTCTACCTTGGGTGGATTATTGCGCAGCGCATTCAAGTCGTACACCATGATCTTGCCCGCACGCTGCACGATGCGCAAGGCAAGCGGTTGCAGCACACCGTTCAACACTTCGTCAAGCGTTGAGGCTTCACCGTCCTCATCGTAGAAGTTGGCAGCATCAACGTATAGGCGTGTAAGGTCACAATGCTCCCATAGCACGCTGTCGTTCATCTCTAACGACGTGAATACCTCTACTGGCACTGCGCTGAGGCCCACCTGTTCAAGGCAATAGTCGATGTAGTGGCGCACTGACTTAATGCCCCCCGTTTCGCCATACTTTAGGCGCTGCATGTGGCCGAAGTCAGTAAAGGTGAGTGTGACGGTGTATTCCTTCTCCGATTGGTAAGGCTCTTCATACGTTTCGCAGTCGAGGCCACCCACCCAAAAGAGCGCATCGTCAAGGTAGACGTGCGCCATGACATTGCCAGGACTGATTTGGAAGAGGTCCGTAAACGTGCGGTCAGCAGGACTTACGATGTTGATCGTGAGCGTTGCGCCACAAGTGGTTTCGTACTTTTCGCGCTCCTCCCATTCTAATTCAAGCGGCGTGTCGGCATCAAACGTGAGGTCGCCAACGGTAGAGAAAGGCACATTGTTCGCTTGCCATATTTCGACCCTCCACGTTTGGCCCTTGCAGTTAACAAAACTGCCAGCGTATCTTTTGTAAAGCATGATGCTAATGTGTTAATGTGGGAATGTGCTAATGTGGAAATGTGCTAATGAGTGGCGCAGCCATTAGCATATTAGCACATTAGCATATTAGCATATTCCCCCTATGCTCTTGAAGTAATTTTGTTTCGTTTATCGCTAATGAGTTGCAAGTCGCGTCCGCTGATGCGTCCACTCACATTCACGTCGACGCGCTGCGCCCCAAAGCTGTTGCGTAAGGCCGCGAGGTTGAGGCTCGGCACTATGCTTGAAGGAGCATTGTACTGCGGTGCTGAGGCCAAAGGAGCTTGCACCATGCGCCAAAGCTGCAACTGTTGGCGGCGGTTGATAATCATCTCGCCCGAATTGACATTTGCTGTCAATCGGTCGCCCGAATAGCTGCCCCCTGGTATGATACCACCATGCGCGTAGCTGCCGCTCGTGGCCGACTTGATAGAGGCTATCATCGTCAGCAACGTAGCCAATCCCGTAGCGGCAAAGGCTATCCACCCGAAGGGCGTAAGCTTACTTGCATCTTTCGAAGCCTCAGCGTAACCCAACACCATCGTAGCAATGGCTTGTGCTATCGTACCCGCAATGTTGAGTACAGGTTCTTGCACCTGTGAACCTAATTGCGCGATGCTGCTGCCCAACTGCTGAATGCTCTGTGCGCCCTCGCGCATCTTGCCCGTACCCTTTTCAACGCTTGTCGTGTCAAAGTCTACGGTGATAGGCTTCAACTTCAGCGACGACAACACCTTGTTGATATCGTCCACCTGCTTTTGCGCCTCCTCCTTACTGATGAGGCCAATGTCGTAGTCATTCTTGACGCGTGAGGCCTTCGTCTGCGCGTTGGCATACGACTTGCGCTTATCGCTTACTGAGCCAGTCTGCGTGTACTGCGGTTCTACCTCCGCTTCAATCGTAAGTCGGCCGTTCGTAGCCTCATTGATTTGTGCCTGTAGCGCGTCCACCTTCGTCATGGCTGCTACTTTAGCCTCCACGGTCACGGCATTGTCGAAGTCCGTTTGAGCCGCGCGTAGTTGGTCCTGCAAAGCCTCCAGCGTAGTTTTCACCTCTGGCGCGTCAGGCTTCTCAATTCCCACCTTCACGGCCAACTCCTTGCGCTCTCCCTCCAGCCGTGTAGCCTCAGCCATAGCCTTCTTCGCAGCATCGAGGTTGTTCGTGCTTTGCGCCAGTTCCTTCTGCTTGCTAATCTCCTTGTCGTACCATTCAATGCTCTTCTCGTCGTAGGTAGGAGCGGTGTCGGTTTTGGTGGGGGTGTGAGTAGGGGTATGAGTTGGTTTGTTAGTGGTCGTGGTGGTTTGCGAGGGTGGCGTGTAGGCTGGCCTTTCGATAGTTTCGGCATTACCCGTTAGCGCATTATTAAGCGCAGAAGTGAGGCCACGTTTGCCCGCCATAGCGAACACGCCATTCTTTCGTTGCGTCAAGTCGTTGACGCGTCCAAGGTTGTAGTCACGGTCCTTTATCACGCTGTTCTGAAATCCCTTGGTGCGTGCGTTGGCCTTATCGATTTGTCTGTTCTCGGCTATCTGTTGAGCCGTGAGCGGTGTGCCGTCCACTTGATACGTTTCGGGGCGTGTGATGTCAATAGCTCCACCGTGGCGTTGCTTGTTGCGCTCGTTGATGTTGCCTTGATAAGCGTCGATGCGGTTTTGGTCCTCGTCGGCCTTTAGTTGAAACGTGATGATTTGCTTGTTTAAGTCCTTCACCATGTCGGCCGCGGCCTCCGCCCAAGCCAACTCGTCAAGTTTATTAATATACTTATCAATGGCCTCAGCGTTCTTCTCGTATATCGACCCGTCCTTACTGATTTGTGCGTGATAAGAGGGAATGATACTTTGCAGTCGCTTAATCGCACTCATGCGCTCCGCGTATTCCGCGTTGCTGTTGTGAATAATCTGCGTAAGTGCCGCAATGCGCGCTTTCTCGTCAGCATACTTGTCGGCCGCCGTCTTCTGAATGCTATTCAGAGCCTCGCGGTTTCGCTCCGCCTGAGTGGTGGCACGTTGGTTGTTCTTTAGTGCATCAGTATTGTCTTCTATGGCTTCGGTCGACTTGTCAAAATAGCCTATCACCTTCTCCACCACAAATCCCAAAGCCGCAATGGCAATGCCCACACCTGTCGAAGCTAACAACCCACGAATTGCCACCTTTGCCACGTTGGCACTCACGCCCAAGGCAACCAAAGCACCACTGAGCACACGTGTAGTTGTGGCACTTACTAAACAAGTCGCGCGCCATGTGGCTTGTGCTAAGGTCATTGCTTTCGTGCGCACAATTACTAAAAGTTCTTTTACGTGTAGTGCTTGCATTACCCATGTAAAAGCCTTTACTACACCTGTTGTTGCAATGGCTATAGACTTGAAAGCGTTAAGTGCTAAGCCAAATTGGGCAATAAAGTTAATGGCTGGAGAGACCCATTTTGCACCAGTTGCAATTGCATCATAAAAATCAGAGAACCGATGTTTTAACAGCAAGAGTTTTGCCCCACCTGTATTTGCCATAGTGCCGAAAGCACCTTCTATCGTGCCAGCACTGCCCTTCATAGCCTCAGCGTTTTCGGCAAATTTGTCCTTTTGCTGAGTTGTAAGCTGCCCAATGGCGCGTAGGCTTTCGGCTGAACCGAATAGCTTTGCATACACCTCTTTCGACAACATACCCGAGCTTTGTGCATACCCCTTCACGCTCGCATCGAGTTGTGTGAGGAATTGGCGAAAACCGCCCGCGCTCTTAATGGCAGCAGCGTTAAACTCAATGCCCATTTGTTGTGCCATTTTCGTAGCTTCAGAAGAAGGTTTAACCAAGGCCGTAAACACGGCAGCCAACTGCGTACTGACCTCGGCCGTTCCGCCTGTAACGCCTGTAAGCGAGGCAAAGGTGGCCATAAGTTCGTCAATGCTCACGCCCAACGTGGCCGCATTACCCGACACGCGAGGTAAGGCTTGCGCCATTTCTTCAAACGAGGTTACACCATTCTTGGCCGTCAACTGTATTTTGTCTTGAATGGCGGTAGCGTCTTTCCACGATAGGCCGTAGCTCTTTATTAACGTAGAAGTAACCTTAACGACTTCGCCCAAGTCGGCCACACCGCCCACACTCGCTTTGGCCGAAGCTCGCAGGTAGTCTATCCAGTTGTCTTCGGGTACGCCATTGCTGATTACTTGATAAAGGCCGTTTGCAAGTTCGTCACGCGTGAGTGGAATCTCTTTCGACAAGTCGGTCACGCTATCTTTCAGCGCGGCAAAGTCCTTGCCCCCTTTGCCCGCCATAGTGTTGGCTATGGCCATAGATTTGGCAAAAGCGGAACTTTCAGTTGTGAGACCTTGTAGAGTTTCCTTTAGCGCATTTATAGCACCAAATGATTGATATATTCCTGTGAGAGAATTATTAAGCTTCTCTCTAAAAGACACACTCAGCTTTTCGGCTTCTACTTTAGTTCCGCTTAAAGCTTCCTTTAGGTTTTTTGTCGTTGTTACAGCGTTCACTAACTGCTCCTTCCCGTCGATGGCGAGCCTTAGGTTGAATTTTATTTCTTTTGAAGCCATATATTTGTTGAGTTTTACTTGGTTGTTTTTTTATAAAGTCACACCTTTGCAAAGGACTAAAACCTATTGCGATATGAAAAGCGAACAAAACCCGAAAGAGCGCGTTCCTCTAAAGGAAATACAAGCAAAGAGAACACGCGCACGCATAGTTGGCCGCCTTTGTGGCTATGCCTCGTTGGTGTTCTTTATAGAATTTGTATACTTTTTTTTCAAGCTGCAACTATCAGGGCGCTTGCATGGGGCGGCAGGATACATACTGACCTCGTTGTTTGTTATAGCCATAGCTTTCCATTTTGGCAAGATGCGTTCCGTTTATGTTTATCACAATACTTATAAGGTGATGCAACATAAAGCAGCAAGCAAACGTAAAAAGCAGTTTATAACATGGTGGCGTATCGCTTGGGACCTATCAGTACCAGTCATGATATTGTCGTATAGTTCAATCTGGTGGACAGAAGGTGTTTATCATTGGCTTTTCTCTTTGTTTTATATTTCGATTATTGTAGTAGCTATAAGTTATATCGTTCTATCCATCTTTACCGACGACTTTGACCCTGATACCTGCTATTATCCTTGGTATGATCCTTGGTATTATCCTTGGCACTATCCATTCAATAATTCATCAGACGATTGATCCCGTAGTCCCTTCATCAAGCTAACAAGCCGCTCACGCGCCTCGTCTTTACCGACTGGTGGCACGTGGGCGGCTTGCGTTGTTTGAGTCTGGTCGTTGTCCCAAGGCAAGGGCAATAGCGTGTCGGGGGTGAGGCGGTTCTTTACGTGTGGTTGAATGGTAATGGTGGCGAGCATTCGCATACGTTCCCACCCGTCGTGCATTTCCATTTCGTGGCTTGTAGCGTAGCTATCGGCCACGGCCGTCCACTCCTCAGGCGTAAGCCCTTGCCAGTCGCGCAGCGTAAGCCCCACCGCCCCCAGTGCAAAGCCTAATTGCTCAGTGATGCGGAACGGCTTTTTTTTTCGCCTTCGGTCGTGGCCTCAGCCTCAGCCGCCTCAGCTTGCATAGCGGCCGTCCATTGGTTTAGCTCGTCGGGACTGATGAGGTCGGCAAACTCCTCCAGCGTGAAGTTAAACTCAATGCCGTCAGCCGCTGACGCTGATGCCGTGCAGCAGTAGAGGAACGTAAGCAAGTCGGTGAGGTCGTTCGTTATCTCTGTAGCCTCACGTCCTGTTTCGCGCTTAAAGCGCAAGAATGCTCCCATTGTCTGACGACAGGGGAACCCCATAATCTTCATTTCGCGTCGTGCGGTGGCTATTGTGCTGCCTTTCTTTTGTGGTGTCATAGTGGTGAGTGTATTTCTATTATTATTCCTTTATTTGTCGGTTGGCTATGATCAAGATGAGAGCCACGGCCAGAAGCGCCAGTGCGGCCCACACGTTCCACGTGCGGCCGCGCGTGTGTAGGTCGGTGCTAAGCGTCTTGACGGTTGATTGTAGTTGCGTGTTGGCCGTCTGGAGTCGTTCGGCCTCAGCCTGATAGTACATGCAGAGCCGCTGCAGGCTATCGCAGCCGCCCTCGATGATGATAGAAGCGGGCCGTCCCTTCTCATCGCGCTTTAGGCTCGCCTTCAAGTGGGCGCGTCCACTCGCGGCCGTAAAGCTCGCCCCCTCTGGTAAGGAGAGGAGGGTGGAGTCGAGCCTCAGCTCAAGGCGTGTAGTGTCAGCCCTTATCGGTTGCGTCCAAAGAGCGGTTGTCGTCCGCTCGTGCTGAGTCACGCTGTCTGTAGTCAGTACGTCTTGACTTTGCGCGACTTGGCGCGTTGCCTTCGTCGTCGAGCGACAACTCGTCACTGACAGGACAGTTGCTGCTATGAGGGCAACGCTGAATAGCTTGAATGGCACGTGTAAGGCGGTTGAGCGCATAACGTATGCGCTTATTCTCTTCGCCCAGTGCGTCCATTTTCTTAGTACTCCCATCTACTTTCTTTTGAGTTTCTAATAATTCACGGCTCACGTCTTCATACATGAGCTTATACGTATCATGCACGTTCTTGGCCGTCTCAGCCTTACGCGCATTGCGGTTGGCAAACCATGCTATGGCGGCACCAATGCCCCCCGAAGGTATTGCCCATTGGATTATTTGTAAGATAGTGTCCGCCATTCTTCCTTTCTTATAAGTTTACTCCAATCTCGTTGAGCCACTTCTTTACGTCGAACGAAGGGCAAGCCTTACTGGGGTTCAATTGATTGTGGCCTACGATTTGGACCGTAGGGAAGCGGCGGTGGAAGTCCTTGACGTAGGCTTCGAGGGCGGTGCGTTGTGCAGCGGTGCGTGTGTCCTTCGGCCTCATCTGCCTATCGCAGCCGCCCGCGTAGACGATGTGGCGCGAGGTGGAGTTGTAGCCGCTTGCGCCGTTGGTCACCTCCCAAGGGTCGACTATCAAGTCTTCATTATTCTTGACGAGCCTCTCTATGCGGCCGTCGAGGTGGACGAGGTCGGTATATCCTACCTGCTTCCAACCATGACCTCCTTTGCTTACGGGGTCGCAGTGCCAGTGGCGTATGTCGGCCGCTGTCACCTCACGGCCCTCAGGAGTGGCGGTACAGTGGATTACGAGACGTTTTAGTTGCATGGTTGTTAATGTGCTAATGCGTTAATGTGCTAATGTGCCAATGTGTTAATGTGCTAATGTGTTAATGAGTGGCGCAGCCATTAGCATATTAACACATTAGCATATTAGCACATTTATTTAGTCTGCGCTGCAGCGGCGGCATCCATACCAGGGAACTTAGTAGGCATGCCCGCGTTCTCGAGGTTAACGCTATACGTAGCGTCGTCCTGCGCTGGAGCGTCCTCCTCGATAGAGGTGATCACAAACTTTCCTTCGAGGTAAGGGATTTGAGTACCTGCCTTGCCGTCGCCACGTGGGAAGCACTTCACGTCTACGGCCTTACCTACGCCCCAAGAAGCAGAAATCTCGGTGAAGCCGCTCTCCGTCTCGTCGTAGAAGCGGAGACCGTCGGCACTAATTGTGATAGAAAGTCCTGTAACGCTCTTGTCCTTCCAAAGTCCTGCACCCGCGCCTTGCGTCGCTACAGGCTTCACGGCTCTCTCCTTTGTCTCAGAGTTGTACGTTACTTTGTGGCTTGAACAGTGACCTACGGCCTTGCCGTCTATTGAGAGCAAGAGGTCACTACCATTGATATAACCAGTGTTTGCCATAATGTGTTATGAGTTTAATGAGTTTATGAGTTTAATGAGTTGAGTGAGTTTAATGAGTTTAATGGGTTTAATGGGTTTAATGAGTTTAATGAGTTAATACTTGCACAATGTCTTAAGGCTTTTGCCCTTACAGGGCGCGACTGCTCCAACGTGTGATACCCAGGGTGTCGCTTCGCTTGCCCTGGGCTATGTGCTCCATTGGGCTTTCAGCCCGCCCTTGCTAAATCTGAAACTTGAATAAACTTATTAAACTCACTAAACTTATTAAACTAATTAAACTCCCTTTTTCGCCGCCTTATCGACGTTGCGCTCGAAGTCAGTCCAAAGGCGCTGCTCGATACCAGCCGCTTCGGTCTGTTCGGTCATGGCGAGGAACTTATACGGACGCATACGCCCCGTGCTATGGCCCGAGCGGCTATAGTCGCGCCACTTCTTCTGAGCAAAACGGCCTTGACGATATTGGGCGCTGCCCTTGCGACGGCCCACGTTGCGCTGTTTCGTACCTTCCTCAGCAAATAGGAGTACTGGCTTCTGCTTGCCTCGTCGGTTGGTATGAATGCCTTTCTTCGCTCCGTGAGGCTTAACGCTCACCATAAAGCCAGTGCCGTAGCGTTTGGGGTAGAGGCGAGCGTAAACGCCCTTGTCCACCCCCGTCTTGGCCGAAAGGCCCGAAGTGCGCACCTTCGTTTGCGCTGCCTTCTTTAGGCGATTGGCCTCGCGCCTCATGGCGGCGGCTATGGCCTTGCGTTGCTCCTTAGGCGATAGGCTGTCGTAAAGCTTTGCCAATTCGCGCTGAAAGGTCTGCAGTGCTTTCTCGTTGTCGTCAGCCATTAGCAACGGAGTTTGAAGGTGAGCGACTGAACGTAAGCGTCGTCCGTCCACGACTCAGCGGCATCTACTAAGTAGGACGAACGGACGTTCAGTCCTGCCGAAGTGGTGATGCTCACGTTGTCGAGTGCTTCGCGTACGGCCTCAGCCAATGCCACAGAGGCATTGTAAGTGGCAGCATAGCAATCCACTACGATCGTGGCCGTGTCGGCACTTTGAGCGTTTTTGGCCGCGGCCGTTTCGAGGGCCTCGCGATGATAGCAGACGTAAGGGAGTATGGCCTCATCTGTCACGACGGGAAAGACTCTCGTTACTTTCTTCTGCAATCTTTCGCTCAGCACCTCGTAGACGGCAGTGCCTGCGCTTAATACTGTTTTCATAAGCGGAGTATTGTCTTTAAGCATCACACGTTCACGCGCTCACAGATGAGCGAGAGCATTCCCCTGTCGCGGTTAGGCTCTATGGCCATAACGGTGTAGAGGTGTTCGCCCATGAGCTGCACGCGCCACCCCTCACCAATGGGGTGTACATCGCGTATGCGGAAGGTGACGGAGTAAGAGGCGAAGTGTTCGCCCACCTCTTCGCTACGATTGCCCGCCCACTTGACGCGCTCGGCCCAAATCGTTCGGGTCGGGGTGTAAGTGGTTTGCTCTTCGCCGTATTCGTTCGTCGTCTGGACGGGGCGAAAGAGTTGTAAGTGATATTTCATTCCTCCCGCACGCATAGCTTTCTGTATTGCTTGATGATAGATGAAGCGCCCCACGGGATTTCACTGTACTGCTGCGGAGCATCGTTTTCGCGGTGGTCGTAAGCCGAGCCTCCTACCAACAGAATAGCTTGCACCAAGGGGGCGGGCAGTGACCCACCGCCCATTAGCTTTAGCTCATCGAGTGTGCGGTTTGTAGCGCGCACCACTGAAGCCTCAGCTGCATCAAGGCATTGCTGTAGGTAGTCGTCGTCGTCGCTAAAATCATCTGCGCGAACGTGTTTTTTAAATAGGGATAGGGCTACTTCTGACATAATATGAATGTGTGCTTAGTCTCTAAAGATTACTATTTCCATGGCTTATCATTACAAACGTGGCTCTCTGTGCGCTCCGTTACCCATCACCGAGAAGTTGAAAACCCCTCACCGAGAAGTCAGAAACCCATCACCGAGAGGTAGGAAGCGCATCGCAGCGCGCGTCGCTACGACATTGCGTACTGTGCTTGCTCTTGCAGTTGCTTGTTGAGCGTGCTTGAGGGGAGGAAAGCGACGTGGAGCGAGCGAATGTTCTTCGCGCTTACGTCGTCTTTGTTTACCTCGCCCCCTTTTGAGCGCAATGTTGTGCGGAATGTGCCAAGTGAGCCGAGTTTAACCATACCGCCACTTTGTAACTTTTCGGCAATGGCCTCCTCAAAGGCACAAAGGGCCGTGAGTACGTCGGCATGGGTAAAGGTGGTTGACTCGCTTATGCGCTCGCAAAGTTTGTCGCGCGTGATAGTGCCGCTATAGCTGATAGCGGGGAAGTAGCGCCACTTTTGGTCGCGTGAGTTCTTGATACTACGTGTTACTAATTTAATCATGCTTGTTGCGTTTTATCGGTTTTCTTCTTATTGGCTTTATAGACATTCTTAAACTCGACGTTCTGGAGTAATAGCTTATTATTAATCCACGTCGAAGGCACGTAGCGTACGCGAGCTTTCTTGACGAGTTGAGAGCTTACATCGTCTTTGATCTCAACGCCTACTGACTTCGCAGTAAGGCGAAACGCCCCCAATGAGCCAAGGCGAACGGTGTAACCCGATAGCAACGCGTGGAGGATTTGTCGCTCAAGTTCTTTCAGCACACCCATAGCGTCGGCACGCGTGAGGGTACACTTCGCGCTGATTTCAGCGGCCAAGAGTTCGAAGTCGGTAACGGCCGCAGGCAATGGCGCGGGGTAGAACATGTTCTCGCCAGTCTTAAAGTTTTTGCGAGCGAGGGGTTTGTATAGATAGGTCATGGTAATAGTGTCTTTTTAGGTTAGATTTTTTTTAATATGCTAATGTGTTAATGTGCTAATGTGTGGCGCTGCACATTAGCATATTAGCATTAATGTGTTAATGTGTGGTGCTGCGCATTAGCACATTAGCATATTTCCACATTAGCACATTAGCATATTAGGCGCTTGCAGCGCATTTGCCCAGTGCAAAGGCTTCGGGGCGGAGCGTAGTCGTGCCGTAGTTGACGTTGAGTACGAAGTCAACGGCATCCTTGCGAGCTTGGCTATAGGGGTCGATGATAAACGAGATGTCGCCAAACATGCCCATGGGCTGGTAGCGCCAGTCGCCAAGGCCAACGAAGCCTTCACCAATGTAGTGAGTGCAGAAGACGGGGAGGCCCGCGATGTGGTCGTTCTCACATACCATGATGCCAGAGCCCGCGTCCTTCGGAGTGGCTTCGGCAATGGCCTTCTGCGCTTGCGTCATAACCCAGCACAAGTTGCTACCGTCAACGCCAGAGGCCAACACAGCTGCCTTCATCTTGTTGAAGTCGGCAAAGGTAGGAGTAGCGCTCAGCGCGGTCGGTTTAGCAGCCTTCGCCACGAATGGGCCTACTAACGTAGTTGCCGCGGTAGCCTTCGTGGTAGAGAACAAGATCTTGTTCAACAACATGGCTACAGACTGAGGCATTACTTTCTTCACAATCGTTTCGATGATGCCCTCCGTCTGGATAATCGTCTGACGCGTAACAGGAATGGCCACGCCAATACGCTGAGGTGAGGCGGTGAGCTTTGAGAGTTTAATCTTCGTGTCGGTGAGCGCAACGCCCTCGCCTTGGATTTGTGCCTCAACGGCCTCGTAGGTGGGCCATACGTAGTCACCCGCCAAGCCTGTAGGCATGGGGAGACCCACCTTGTCGAGGATTAAGCCCTCTACCAATGGGTCGAGAATGTCTTGTATCTTGAGCGGAATGATGCCGCCTGAAGTGGCATCGCTCACTAACATGAGGTCGCGCATGAAGACGATTTGTGTCTGTCGGCCAGCCTCCATGTTCTCACGCACCAATTTGTTGGCGTCAGCAATAAGGTTGGGGTTCTGCTGCGCTTGAGCGGCTTCAGCTTGCATACGCATGCGGAGCAACTCATTGTCGCGCACTAAGGCTTCGTACTCTGCGCTCTCAGCCTCAGTGCGTTCGCGCTTTTCCTGCTCGCAGAGGTCGGCAATGGCCGAGATGCGAGCGCAGTTCTTTTGGTATTTGTCAACGATTTGACGTACCGTAAGTTTGTTCATAATCGTAATGAATTAATTGTTTATTAAATGGTTAATGCTTTAGAGTGATTGCTTTGCCGCGCTGCGCATGGCCTTTACTTGTTCCTCGACGCGGAGGGCGGCAGCGTTGTCTGGTTGAGGGGTTGGAGTCAATCCGCGCAGGTCGCGTGCGTTTACTTCCGTGTCGGGGTAGGCGGGCATGGGCGTGAGCGTAAAGTCGTAGATGCCACGAATAGCATGAATGGTGTAAAGCGTTTCAGCCTTTCCCGTCTCCTTGTTTTTGGTCGTCTCGCTCGTCACGTCGGGTTGGCGGTACGAACAAGAGAACATGAAGGAGCAGCCGTCGATGTCGCCCCGTCGTACGAGTTCGAGCGCGCGGTCGCCGTCATCGGTGTTGGGCGCATCGAAGGAGAAGTGGACGCCCCGTTCGTCTACGTCGTACTGTAGCGTACCCTCTCCGCGCTTGCTGCGTGCGAGCAGTGTGGCAAAGTTGTGGTTCATGGTCATCTTGATGTCGCTGCCGTCGAGTAGGTCCTTCGTTATGGCTTCGGGGGCAATCTGTTCGCGCACGACTTCGTCCTCGTCCTCCCATAGTGGGGCAGAGGGCGTGTTGAACAGAATGGCGTATCCCTCAATCGTGCGGCTCTCGCCCTCGCCCTCGCTGCCTTGACGGCTGCGCACGTGGACGGTGCCTGAGGAGTGGAATTGTAATTGCTTATTCATAAGGTGTAAATGTGCTAATGTGGGAATGTGCTAATGTGGGAATGTGCTAATGTGGGAATGTGCTAATGTGGGGATGTGCTAATGTGTTAATGAGTGGCGCAGCCATTAGCATATTAACACATTAGCATATTAACACATTAGCATATTAATAATGTGTGTTAGTTGTCGGTGGTTGAGTTAGCCTCCATTTCTTTCAGTCCCTTCAAGTTGGCGCTGACCAATGGGAGGTCGCCCCCTTCGACGGGTGGCATGTTCTCAGCGCGTCGCCAATCGTTGACGGTGTAGATACCTGCTGCTATCGTTTGCGTCTGGTACTGCACGCGGCTCGCGAGGTCGCACGCATAGAGGCTGCGACGGTCGAACTCAAAGCGGCGCTCACAACAGAGCGAAGGCTCGATGAGTTTGCGGTGAAGTTCGCTCTCTATCTTACGGAGTAGGGGGTTGAGCGTGTTGGAGAGGAAAGCCACGTTGGCCATTTCGGCACTCTTGTAATTGTTGCTCGTGTCGTCAAAGACGAATGAGGGGTGAACCCCGAAGAAGCGGCAAAGCTCACGCACCGTAAACTTGCGGCTTTCGAGAAATTGCATGTCGGTGCTGGAGAGCGAGAGTTGGTTGAACTTTACTTGCCCTGGTAGGCTGACTATCTTGCGCCCTTCTGAAAATGATTGGTCGAGGTCGGTGGCCGTCTTGGCCAATTCGTCGTCTTGATAGTCGCCAAATCCGCGCACGCTGGTGTCGTTGCCTACGATGCCGCGTACGTTACCTCCATTGGCAAATCGGTTGAGCGTCTCATTATCACCTGTAGCGGCTATCTGCGTAGTAAGGCGCGCAAAGGCCAGGGTGCTAATGCCTTGTTGTCCGTCAATGGTGAGGTTTTTGAGGTGTATCACTTCTTCCTCAGCGAAGGTGCCGCTTAGGCGGTTGGTCATGTCCATTACCGTGTAGGTGCGATTAATGGTGTCGTGACTCACTGTGCCAGGTTGGCAAAGCACAAGGCGATCTACCTCAAGCGAGGGCGAGTACTGCGGCACGATGTAGGCATTGCCCGTCAGCAACATCTGCTGCACGGCTTGCGCCCAGAAGTCGAACGCGGAGTAAAGCTCGTTGGGCTGCACGCTCAATAGGTAGTGGAGGCGCGACTGGCGGTCGTCGACGAATATGCCGCCCTTTAGCTTCATATAACGGAGGGGCAAGTTGGCCACACTCTCTGAAAGTAAACGCACGCAGCGATAGACGGTGCTAACGGCCAAGGGATCAGCCGCTGCGGAGGTGAAAAGCGGCAAAGCCCCCGAGCGGACAGTCCTACCCTCTGGCGATGAGTTAGCACCCTCGCTGCTGCGTTTTATCTTGAATAGTCTGCGTAATACGTTCATACCCTACGCGCAAAAGATGTGTAGGTGGTACCACCTTTTGGCGTTTTTCTTTGAAAAAAGTGAGGATTGGGGGGAATAATGTGACATTGTTGCTATATTTGCAGTGTTTAAAACAATGTTCACCGAAAGATTTCTCAAGGTATCAGTTGGTTTAGACAAAGCGGTAAAACATTAATACTCAAGTTCCAGATTTAGCAAGGGCGGGCTGAAAGCCCAATGGAGCACATAGCCCAGGGCAAGCGAAGCGACACCCTGGGTATCGCGTGTTGGAACAGTCGCGCCCTGTAAGGGCAAAAGCATTAAGACATGTCACAATCATGTATGTGTTTAAGAATTAAGGCTTTTGCCCTTACAGGGCGCGGAGACTCTACTATGCGGGAACCCAGGGTGTCGCTTCGCTTGCCCTGGGCTATGTGCTACATTGGGCTTTCAGCCCGCCCTTGCTAAATCCGATTAAAATAGCAAGCATTCAAAGAACGTTTTTAGACACATTTATTTTGCCACGCGCGCTTGCCGCGTGGCTTTTTATTGCTACCTTTGTAAGGTAACTAATAATTAAACAACTCATAATAATCAATGATACCCCTCGTTGCGAAACGCGGTGTATCTTTTTATCCCACTTTTTTCATTTTTCTATTTTTCGTATTAAGGTAAAAGCGCCCCACCATTGTTACATGGTGGGGCGCTCGATTGTTTTGCGCCCTCAGGTGGCGGGCGCGGTGTGTCAAATAACTATATGAAATACAAAGTACCTGAGTGGGGGAGGTTACGGACGTACGAAATGAACGCCCGACAGGGTTTGCGCAAAACTGCTTATGCCGTTTTCTATCTTTTCGATTGTGCGTGCTGAGGGGCGTGAAGTCCCATTAATATAATGTGATAATTGCCCTTGATTGACGCCAGTAATGCGTGAAAGACCTGCTAACGTAAACGCATAGGCATAGTGCTGTAAGAAAGAGGCCATATCGTAACAGAAGTCAAACTCTACTTCTTCAAATGCTTCGTTATGGCTCTTGGAGTATTCTTTTACGCTCTCGTATGACTCTATAAAATCTTTTTTTGCTTCATCAAGCGTAGCACCCTCAGCCGTTATAAGATAAGATAGCGTATCGTCGTCCATGTAAATACTATAGCGTCCCTCTGAGGAACGCTCGATAATTGCTTTTACTTCTTTCATTGCTTCTTCCTGTTTTTCGTTATTAGAACAATGCAAAGATACTAATATCCGTATTAACGGCAAAGGGTACAATTTGATACGCTTTTCTTACCGCTCATAATCTATAAACAGTCTCAAGCACATGAGCATCGTTATGAGTCCGTCAATCTTTTGATAGCGAGCGCGCTTAATGGGCTTAGAGTTGCCGAGGTTGTCGGTGTCGAGTATGGCATTGCCAAAGCAGTAGGCGTTAATCGGGTTAGGATTTATAAAGATGTGCCCCGTCTTGCAGCCATGCTCAAAGGATTGGACGGGGGCGGTAAAGTTGCCATACGTCTGCTTCACTCCGCGCAACACGTCACGCGCGCCTGATGCGGCCAACATGTTGATAAGTTCTTGGCTCTTCCATGGGTCGTAACCAATAGAGAGTATGCGCACGGAGCGGTTGACACGCAACACGTAGTCGACGATCGTGCGGTAATTGATGACAGGGCCTTGCGTCAGCGTGAGGTGGCCCTCGGCCGCCCACTTGCGGTAAAGGCGCTCGTTGGGGTGGCCCGCTAAAGCTTCGTCGGGGAAGAAGTAGGCCGTATGGAAGGAGAACGACTTTTCTTCGGGCGAGTAGAAGCCTGTCGTCACGGCCGAGAAGTCGTCACTCTCGCTCAAGTCGATAGCCACCATTGCATCGGGGCGTCCCTTGATCGCGTCGAGCGTGAAGGGACGCATAATGTCGGTGGCGAGGGTGGCCGTTATCCATGAGCGCTGCTGCTGTTCGGCATAGACGTTGAGCAACTTCGTGCGAAAGGCCAACATCGCCTCAGCACCGTCGCGACGTGCTGCACGATATTCGGCTTCATAGAATTCGAGGCTAACGGTCACGCCCATGTGGGGGTGGACCTTGCGCCACGTCGAGGGTTGGTCTTCGGGGTCGTCGACGTCGGGTTCAAAGAGGTGAGCAAATACGCTATCATCGTCCACCTCGCCCAGTAGCAGACGTTTGTAGCCTTGCAACTTGGCGTAGAATGGGCCTTCAAACACGTCGCTCGCGGTGGTGATGATCACCGTAAGGGGGTTCTGCCTAACGCCCATAGAGGTAGTAAGCACGGTGAGTAGCTCATTGGTGCGCGCTTGGGAGTATTCGTCGATTAAGACGGTCGAGGCGTTCAAGCCGTCCTTGGTGCGGCTATTGCCTGTCAGACACTGAGCAAAGGCCGTGCGGTCCTGCCGTCGGCTCTTAATCACGTCTTCATTCACCGTATAGCGTAAGCCGCGCGGGTCGAGCCTACGCACGCAGCCGCGCAGGACGTTAAAGCCTTTCTTCGCTTGGTCGTAAGAGTTGGCGCCAAAGTAGCACTCAGCATTGGCATCGCCAAAGAAGAGATCGTAAAGAGGGAAGGCAGCACCTGAGGTAGTCTTCGAGAACTTTCTGGGTACAAACAGACACACCTCACGCACGATGCGACGCCCCCGTTGCCAAAAGCCATATACGGCCGCAAACTGGAAGCACTGTACGGGCGTCAGCTTGTAGTGCTGCATGCCTTCCTTGCCAGGGAAGTAGAGCGACTCGTAGAAGAGGTAGAAGCGACGCACCTTGCGAGCGTCAAGCCCATAACGCTTCACCATACGCAGGAAACGCTCAACGGCCAACTGCTCCCAAAGGTTATGCTCGGTGGGGCTGTCGCGCACCATTGATACGTACACGTAGAGCCGAGGGTCGACCGCCTCAAGGTGGTACGACTCCAACGATTTAGCAGCGAGCGAACGCGATACGCGCTGCTTCTCCTCTCGATAGCGGTGGGCTTCTTCTTCGGTCATTCTGATAATGTGCTAATGTGATAATGTGCTAATGTGATAATGTGGTAATGTGCTAATATGCTAATATGCTAATGTGCTAATGTGCTAATATGCTAATGTGCTAATGTGCTAATATGCTAATGTGCTAATGCGATAATGTGCTAATGCGATAATGTGGTAATGTGCTAATATGCTAAGGATTGTGCCACTCATTAGCACATTAACACATTAGCACATTAACACATTAGCATATTCGCACATTCTCTACTGTTCATTAATGAGCTTTTGGGTTAGGTCTATCAATGGGTCGGAACTCTGGTCGGTGGTCAACTCCTCAGTGGTGAGTTGTAACTGCTTCATCTGTCGCGTGACGGAGGCTTGTGCGTCGCGCTGAATTTTAAACACGGGGTGCGGCATCATCTTGCGGCCGTAGCGTGTCTCCTCCCACACGACGGTGGTGTCGAGGCTGTCAATCTCATCAGTGGCGAGTTCGAGCGTGCGCATAGCTCCTGCCAACGATTGTATCTGCATTTCAAGGCTGGTATTGTATGTCCCCGACTTCTTGAGTGCCTTGGTGATGCGGGCATACCATTGTTTGGTGGTGCGTGCCATAGTGTTAATGTGCTAATTTGCTAATTTGCTAATGTGGCCAATGTGCTGCTAATAGGCTAATGAGTTAAGGATTGTGCCACTCATTAGCACATTAACACATTAGCATATTGGCACATTCAGCATTCTGTGAAATATTGTTTAAGGGTGTTGAATTGCCCAAAGTTCCATAAATCGAAAAAAATGCTCGCGCAAAAAAAAGGGTTTGGGCGGGGTTTAACGCACCCCCACCCCCCTTAAAAAAAACCGCCCCCCGTGTGAGCGTGAGCGCTGATGAGCGATGAGGGCAGGCTTCTTTTACTCTGTTTTGGTACGTTTTCGGTCGTTTTCTGTACGTTTTTCGGCCATTTCTGTACGTTCTTTCGGTCATCAATCGTCACCAAAGAAGCGTTTGTTAACGCTCTTGGCCTGTCGCGCCTTGCGTTCTGTATTCGCCTTACGGCCAGAGCGGCCCAACTCTGTATGCGTCAGCACGTGGCAGTCGTGGCAGAGGGCGCGGAGGTTGTGTGCATCAAACATTAGCCGCTCCTTCTCCCTCGCGGTCGTACCCTCTTCGACTGGGCGCACGTGATGCACCTCAGTAGCAGCCGTTGTGCGGCCCTCAGCCTCACAACGTTGGCACAGAGGGTGAGCCGTGAGCACCATGCGCCTTAGTTCCAACCAGTGGCGCGTGTGTATCATTCGCTTATAGTCTTTGTCTTTAGCCATAGTCTTCCGAAATATTATTCAATCCTCCTTCGGTGGTGGCGCACGGTAGGCATGGTGTTAGAAGGAGTGCGCATAGAGGTAGCCATGCGTTCAAAGGTGGCCGCGATGTAGTCCTCATCATCGTCAGTGGTGGAAGTAGCCTCAGCCTCAGCCACCATACGCGCATATACACGCAAAAGTACGACGCACATCTCGCACGTCGTACTAAAGCGATAAGTCTTGCGTATGCGCTCCAGCTCTCGATATAGCTCGGGCGGCACGCTGAGGTTGATTCGTCGTCGCGTCACTGTTATTTTTTAATATGCTAATGTGCTAATGTGCAAATGCGTGGGCAATGTGCAAATGTGCGAATGTGCAAATGTGCAAATGATTGAATAATGTCTTAATTACTCAGCGTGCAAAGGCGACCATTCGCACATTTGCACATTCGCACATTAGCACATTAACTCTGGACCAGTACTAAGATACAAATAAATTGTGTCATTATCAAGTGTCGTTACAACTTCAATTGTCGTTTAATCTCCTCCTCGTTATGATGCGTGATAGCTTCATAGCGACGGCCGTCGTCATAACCCTCGGCACGGCCCTTCTCGTAACCGTCGCGATAGCCTTCCTTGTGGCCGCGCTCACGGCCTATCGTGTAGCCTTCTTTCCAACGCGATTGACGAAGGCGCGCCACTTCGTCGGCCATTGCCTCTTCGGCTCGGTAGCGGCCGAGCTTATACGTGAGCCATAGCACGACATATACGGACGTGGCGTAAAAAAGAAATGTCAGTACGTCTTTTAACATGGGTATCATCGTTTATTGTTCTTTATTCAATTCGTCTAAAAGATTTTGAGCGCAAGCCTTCGCCCACCAAAGTTCCTTCTCGGAAGCCTTACTTGCTGAGAACTTCCTAATGGTCAGCCAGCCTAACAAAATTTGGCCTTGTACTGCATAATCCTTTGTGAATGTGGTCTCGTACTCTTTAATTCTGAATGCAGTCATTTCGAGCACTTTTTTTTCTTTTGTAGCCATAATGAGTTATTTCTCATTGTAAGTATTTTAATTGTTGTATGTCCTCATTGCTTAATGCGTTGGGCGAGAGTCTTAGTATCTTGTCTAAGTGAGCGCGCACGCAGCGAGGGTAGCGCAGCCGCCCGTCAGGACGACGGCTGAGCCAAATGATGCGCGCGCCCGCCTCTGCTTCCTCGGGGCGCGCAAAGAATGGATTAAATGTAGTTTTCTCCATAGTTCTTCAACCATTCATCTTCATAGTGCAGCCATTTATCTTTAAAGTCAGCCATTACTCGGTCGTTGTAAGTTTTGGGCCTCTCCTGAAATAGGGCGAAAGTTCTTTTACACCCTAAAAAGGGGTATAACTCAATGTAAATAACATCACACCTACCGCTAAAGCTAACCTCGACGATGCTTGCACGCGTGTTGAATTGCATCGTCTGTGTCTCACGTAGGTAGTTTAAGATGTCGGCCTTCTTCGTCTTCTCAATCGGTGTCATTTTATCACGCTTTGAAGTTGTTCGTAGATGTGGCGGTCGCTCTTCATGCGCAGCAGCGCACGGCGCACCTTGTCGCGATACTCATCATTGTCGCCTGTGCGATCGGCTATGAGCAACACGATATCGGCATAGTAGTCGCTACACTCGCAAGCATCATCGGCACACTCAATGCCGTAAAGCTCCTGTGCAAAGCTATCCCATGCGCGACGCGCACGGTGGGTAGCTTCGAGGGCATACTTTAGGCGCTGCTTCAGTCCTTGCTTCATGCCGAAGCCTAATCGCTCAACACGCGTCTCAGCGTTGAGCATAAGCGTACTCGTCACGTCGCCCATGAGGTAAGCCACGTTGGTAAGAATGCGTGTGGCCTCGGGTATCTGTTCTCGGGGTACGAGTTCTTCTTTCTGTTTCATAGTGTGTAAGAGTTATAGATTGTTGTGTGAAAGTGCTTCATCGGAAGCACGAGAATTTAAAGCCATACTCCTTTGCTCTGCGCTCAGTGGGTAGACTGCGATGCGTCTCTGGCGCGAAGTACCAGAGCATGGAGCGGCTCTGAGTGTAAGGAATGTAACCAAGTAGAGACAACGTTTGGCGTATCTTCCGCGTCTTCTTGCTATGCGCGGGGGCGAAGTAGAAGTTGTGGCGCGGTTCTTGGCCACTCATGATGCGGAGTTCGTCCATGCGTCGTTGGCGGTGGAGGCGTCTCCCCCGCTCCAAATATCGCTCCCGATAGAGTTCGGGGTTTGCCTTCTTATCTATCACGTAGTAGGCGCGAGCGTGGAGCATAGCGTGTCGCAACGTCTCACGCTTGTAAGTAGGGTCCTTCTTCACTTCATAGGAGTTGGCCAACTTATACACCATATCAATTCCACACCCCAACTCGTGGGCTATGTCCTTAGCGGGCGTAATGGGGAAGCGCGCTCTAAACATTTGTTCGCCTTCGGGGGTAAGGCGGTACGTTCGCCTGCTGCCCTCAATGTAAATGTACTTCGGGTTGTACATAGTATTCAGTACGTGTTGTAATGTTCGTTATGATTGTTGCGTCTTTGCTTGCACAATAAAGGACTCTTAATTATCTTTGCACCATCCTTTAAGCGCATCAACTGGTATCCACGAAAGCATTTAGCGCTTAGTGCTTGGAAGCCTCCACGTCGTTGGAGGCTTTTTTTGTCTCCTTATCGCGCAAGCGGATAAACCCTCTGCGCTCACACTCGCGTAGCAGTTCGTAATCATCAGACGATACCATGCAGGGCGTTTCGCCATTGATGTTGACGTAACCACTCGGCAGTCGAAACCGCTCACAGATGCGGAGCCGCGTTTCACGACGGCAGCGCCAGTAGACCACTACGTAGATGAGTTGTGCCATAGTGCTTTATCCTTTTCGTTATTTTTTGTTTTACCTGAAACTTCCGTTTTTGAATACAACGACGTGCATCATTTCGTTCATGCGGTCAACCAATCGCACGCCATACCTCTGCCGTAGCTCTTGCCCCGTTAGGTTGGTAGTGACAAGGGTGAAGAGGCCACGAGCGTAACGCGCCTCAAGTAGCTCGGTGATCGGTTCTATCACATTGCCGTAGTCGACCACCTCGGCAGGCTCTGTGCCTACATCGTCAATGGCTAACACTCCAATGCTCATGAGGCGAGCCTTCGACGTCTTGTAGGTGGCAGCCACGTGGCGAGCCTCAACGAAGCGTACCGTGTCGAGGTCGTACTGCATGAACTCCGTTGGCAGCATACCACGCGCCCTGAGCCATTCCACGGCATTCTGCAGGGCCAACGCCAAGGTGGTCTTGCCATTGCCCGTTGTGCCACAGAATAGCAGCCCATTGGGTTGCGGCCCAGTAAGGTGGTGAGCCACTTCGCCTACGATGCGCGTCGTATCTTCGTCCATTTGCAGCGTGCGCCCTCTGCGCTCCACCTCCACCTCGTAGGCAGAGTAGAGCAGACAGTAAGCGTCTGCGACCGCCAGGGGAAGCCTAAAGGCGTGTGCTGTAGTCCGCTGCCGAAGTAGCTGCGACATCAATTCCTTTGCGTCGGGCAAGGGAGTTGGCATTGCTATTTTTCGTGCCATGACAGTTGCGATTTTGTTGTTGTTGAATGCGAAGCCATGAAGTAAAGTGGCGTTTGAGGTCGGTGAGGTCGGTGTGTTGCGCCTTGTCGTTGACGCGACAGTCGAGCGCAAAGGCGTCAAGCCACTCGTGTAGCTCGTCACCGCCCAAGTGGTAACGCATACGCACCAACTCACACCATGAAGCCTCAGCCCTCAACGATGCTAACAATCCCGTAAACGAGGCTTCAACGTCTTCCGTCGTCGGTGGCGACGGTGGCGCTTTTTCTACATCGTCTTTTTCTTTACTTTCCTTTACTTTACTTTGTGTACTTTCTTGCACACTTTTGTGCAGAAATGGTGCTTTCTTGCACAAGTTTGTACATTTATCGGCTTTTCTTCCGAAGATTGATGCGTCTTTAGTCGAACTTTCGACAGTTTCAGTCGAATTTTCGTCTAAAAGGTTGTACGCTTCTATCGACGCTGCACGCCTACTATCTACACATATCTTTTTGTATCGTTCTTGAATACCTCTACTCGTCAGTACACCTTCCTCGTCAAGCATACGCCTATCTAACAACCCTAACGTAAGGCAGCTCTCTAAGACTTCTTGTATATACACCTCTCCATACCCCGTTTGTTCCGAAATGATGAAGGGCAACTCTTTATCCCACGTCATGAAATACCCACTCTTGTAAATATAGCATAGCAGGAGAGCATATACTGCGATCGCCTTACCACCGTTACGCCGAATTAACTTGCGTATCTTTATGTCCTGAAAAAAGTCTACTTCAAAGGGGAAGTAGTCTAAGCCCGACTTCTTCTGTCGGCTCATAATTCGTGTGGTTTCGTATAAGGTCAATAAGTAGCACAACACTGCGGCCCTCTCTGTTGCATTCCTCTCACCACTTATTGGGGTGAGGCGGCCTCCTGTGTCATCGCCCGAGTTCGCATTGCAAGGATAGAAAGCTCATAGCGGCTTCCCCCCTCCTGTGTCATCCTCTTTCGTATTTGGACTGCGCATTGCAAGCTTCACACCTCACTCACTATATGTAAGCAATGGGGAAACAACTCACACCGCAGCGTCGTGCTTTAATGGTTGATAGTGTACAAACGGCTTATTTACTCATGGTCGCTCAGCACCTCAACGATAGGGGTAAGATTGATGCCTAACACCTCAAACTCGCTAAAGTCAGAGTCACTCATACACTTGACAAATGTCTCGTAAGCATCAAGCATGTTAGGAGACAGAACCAAGTAATCACGCTTAACGATGCGCTCTTTGCCTGTCTTCTCGTTGACGAGAAGGCCTTCACAACGTACCTTATAGAACTTATCGCCATTTAGAGAACCTACCCAAAAGGCTGCTATGTTGCGCTTCACACAAGCCTCCACACCTACGTCTTCGACACCATTATAAGCACATACTTTTTCAGTAGCACGCGACTCAGCCTCAGCGAAAGTGGCGGCACGCACCAACCACGTCTCCTTCATGTTGGTCTTCTCTCCTTTTTCGGTCACACCGTCATAACTGACGCGTACCTCTACCCAAAATCTTCTGTTCATAATTTTCCGTTTTCGTTAATAAAATGGTTGAGTGAGGAGTGTGGGAGTCGAACCCACTAATGTGCGATTGTTTCGAAGCTTATCCACTGCACGCCCAATAACCCAAAACCAACTTCATGCAGCAGACGACGATACCTCTCTTTGCCGCCTATCCGATTAACGGCCTATACTCCTCGTCTTTTCCATTACTATTCTCACGAACCGTAATGGAATACAATCTTAATAATCTAACTACCTTATTCACACGAATGCAACGCGGTCGGGAGTTGAACCCGACTAACGGCCTAAGCGCCTCAGCCTATTAGTGAGCGCGGTCTATCCGATTAACCACCTATCGCGTTATATTGACTATTCTATTCCTCACGAACCGAATAGTCCCACTCATTCTATGAAGGAATTAGAAGCCCATGGTCAGCGCGTGACGGGGCATACAATTAGAACTTTATAAATCATGAGTAAAACCATTTCACACCTTTCATTCACCCGCCTTGGCCCTTATCCAGCGCGCTATCTTGATTTTGATAGAGTTCTCACCCTTAGCACGCTCCGTATCGGCATAGAGGTCGTCACTATAAGGCGAAGCGCACGCCCAGCGGCTGCAATACGTCATCAAGGAGATGAGCGCGTCAGTCTCGTCGCCACTCTCCTTGTAAGCCGCCAAAATAGATGCAACACAATGGAGAGCATAGTCCATTCCTGCTTGCTCGTAGGTGTAGTCCCTTACCAGGTCAGGGAATTTGCAGCGCTTCTCAACACCGACGATGTAAAGCCTAAAGTCGATTAGCAATAGGTGCAAATCCTTGTTGTGGCGCTTTATCCTTTCTACGTATTCATGTACGTCTCCTTTATCCATATACTTACCAATCTTTAAAAGTTAACATATTAACGACCGTCGTAACGCTTACGCATCGCGCGCGTTTCCTCCTCGCGCTGCATCTTCCGCTCGGTGTACTCCTTCACCATTTCAGCTTCGTCCCAATCGGGGTGTTCCTGGCTCATGGCGTAGTAAGTACCATTGTTCTTCATTTCGTTCAACACCGCGTCCTCGTAATCCATACGGCTGGCGTAATAAAAACCCGTCAGCACAACGGCTGCACAGGCCGCACACTTCGCCACCTTCAGCGCTTTATCTAAAATGTTCATATCGTTTTCCGTTTTTAGTTTGTTTGTTGTTTTGTCGTTTTGTTGTTTTCTCGTTTCTTTCGCCATTCATCAACATCGCCATTCAGCACACCGCAACCGCTTGCAGCATTCAGCCCTCAGCCGTTCTACATGTGCCGCTGCACACACCCCAAGGGCCGCCTCCTGACGCTTCGCTCACAGCATTACCACTGTTCGCGCTTCTGCTTGGCTCTTTTGTCGTTTGAGTCTTGCTCTCGCTCTTGCGCTTGCAGCATCACCACTGCTCGCTCCAAATTCTTTTTAATTCCTGTCCAGTTATAAACATTCGTCCGTTCAAATTCCTAAACCCTACGTTCACGCGCCCGGCATATATCCAACGTCGCAAAGTGCAACGCGCAACGCCCAAAATCTTTGCCGCGTCGCTCATGCCATAGCGGCCCGAGTCGACAACCCTTGGTTCTTCTGTCGTCATAACTTTTTCGTATTATTTTGTATCACCACTCACGACCTTGCGAGTCACTTCGTAAAACTTCCGCCCACGTTCGTCAGTCACTACCCTACTCTTCCACTCTTCTTTGCCAGTCTGAGCATTCAATCTCTTCTTCGCCTGATACAGCCCTTGCGGAGACACGCTCTGAAAATCCAATCGGATACTATCACCCATCACCATTTTGCGCAACGTTGCCGTAACACTCGGAAGCCTTATTAATCCTTTTTTCATACCCTTTTGCTTGTAAACATAACATCGATTCTTTACATTTTGGGGGACTAATGTCCCGCCAAAAGGACCTTTATAAGTCTTTCTTTTTCTTCTATAAGTTTCTTTAGATACTCGTTTTCTTTCTGCAAAAAAGCCACGTCGGAGGCAGCATCCGACGTCAAAAAAGACTCGCTTTTATCGATACTTTGGCTATTCACAAGCATTCCCTGTAGGTTGTTATGGTTTCCACTAACATTTACCGAAGTACTATTGTCCTCAGGTAAAAGCATGTCCCCCTCCCCTGTAAGCAGCCAATTACCATCAACTTGTGGGAAACGTTGCTTGATACGTACAAAATCTAAGGTCTCTCGTGCCTTCCATGTGGATACTGTGCTCTGACGCACGTTTAAAAGTCTGGCAAATAGCGTTTGATTACCATGCGCATATTGCAGCACTAACTGTTCTAATTTTTCTTTATTATTCATTTTTATTGGTCTAAATGTCGCAAAATGCCTAAATAAACGCAAAAACGTTTGGTTTATGTTTGCAATTTATTATATCTTCGCACTCGTAAACAATGTTTACCGAACGCAATAAATGTTGTTTAAACTGCAAATGTAAAGAATCGATGTTATGTTAAATAACGCATGTAAATACACACAAAGCACCCCACTAACGGCTTGCGTTAGTGGGGTGCTTTGCAATATGCGAACACCACCCCCCAAAATACGATGAAACCGACAAAAAAAGCCCCCCACTCACGTGGGAGGCATGCAAAACAAAAAGCATAACGCTTTAATTTCTATTTTAAAGACAACAAAGCTTCACCTATACGGTGCAAACCTTCAACAATACGCGCTCGCTGCTTGTCACGAGGCACTTTTAGCCCCGTTACATAATGCGTCAGCAAAGCTTGATTAATGCCAGTAGCATGAGCAACGGCCGCAAATGTTGTGTACTGCAAACAACAACGCAACAAAGCGGCAGCACCTAAATCCACCTCAAACTCATACACACCACACTTCAACCATTCTGGCAAGTCATCACCATCAGCCACAACGCCTTCAACATGTTCGACAATAGCATCACGCAAATCGCTCATTAACTTTTCATAAGTCGAAGCCGTTACTAACACCATGCCACACAAACGAGCATCATCTGTCACCGCTGCAAAATTCTTATCACTCCAATCCACCTTTACCTTTATCTTTTCCATACTTTTAAAAGTCTTATATATTCTAAGGTTATGGAAAGGTTCAACCCCCTTCCATACCTTTTAATTTACTTTCTCCAACCAGCTTGTCGCCAAATGCTTAGAAGGAGAAAATCGTTAAGCGTTTCACTCATCTTACCTCTTACAGTTACTTTACCCTTCTTCGTGGGGTGCTTGAACTGTCGGTGATCGCCATGATTGGCCTTAATTTCTACCCAGCCTTCCTTTTTCAGCAGCTGAATAACTTCTCTTACTTTCAATTTATTCATGCGCGTTCCTTTCTGTTTTGCATTACAAAGGTAATAAAATTTATACCTTATAGCCAAACATTTTTGGCCATAAAGATATAAAAAACTTTACCCCCTTACATAATCAATCACGCGCCTCACGGCTTCATCTACCTTCTTAGCGTTTCGCCTTATATATATGTCGGCCATTGGATAGGGCGACTTGTGACCTAAAGCAGCATCTATCACTGCATCAGGCACGTCAAGTTCTGAGGCCAACGTTGCCCACGTGTGGCGCGCCCAATAGGAGGTAAGATCGGGAAACAAACCGCTATACACTTTCACCCGTTCTTTCGCCCGTTTGCCCTTATGCTTTACGTACACATAACACGACGGACCAACACGTTGCAGCCCGTCATTCACGTTACGAAGGAAACCCTTCCACGCCTCAACGCCACCGCTCAAACGCTCGCCAAAATAAAGCAAACGTTTCACCCCCTTATAACGCTCAATAATCTCCAGCGCTTCAGGTGGAACCGTCAGCCGACACACAACCCCCGTTTTGCTCCGCCTGTATTCAATCACGCCACTCTCATTCAGCGGAGGCAACTCCATGAGGTCAATCATATTAATGCCCGCCAGATAAAACGAAAGCATAAAAAGGTCGACATACCTCTTTTGCCACTCTTCGCAAGGGTAACGCATCAACCGCCTCAAATCCTCCAACCTTAGCGAGCGTTTCATCGTTTCCTCCTTCTTTATCTTAAATCGCCTAAAAGGATACATTTCGGCCGGTATCACCTCTTCATCTATTGCAGCATTAAACACGGCACGAATATTGCGAAAGTGTATGCCCCGCGTGTTCGTGCTGCAGGTGTCAGCCATCCAAACCTCAAAATCCTTCAGCCACCCCACCGTCACATCTTTAAAGCACAACTCCTCCAACTTACAAAACTTCCTCAACTTCTGTAAAGTCATTTTATACACGCCCGCCGTTCTTTCCTTCTTACACCGACTCACAAACGTTTCAGCAAACGGCAAAAAACGCGCTTCCTCCTGTTTCTCCTCTCCAACGGCCTCACCCCCATTCCCATTCAACTCCAGCCGATCGAGCAAAGCCGCCTTAATCTCGCTTGCCCTCATTGCTTGAACATCATTAAAGCACGCCACCTCTTCAACAGTCAATTGCACCTTTGCCATTTTCAGTCGCAGCAACTGCGTCAGCTGTGCCGCCATGGGCGCGCCCACCACCCTACCGTTCACAAACTCTCCCTCGCGCAACATCACCCCCGTGCTCAGCATTGCCGACGTTCCACGATTGTAAATAACGATACAAAGCCGCCCTTTCCCTTGTTCGTCCTTACGCCTTAAATCTAAATACCACTTTAATTTATATGCCATTACCTACATTTTTAACCCTTTTTGCTCACAAATAGCTCACAAAAACGATACAAAATAAGCCAAAAACGGCCAAAATGAGGCCAAAATGCGGTAAAAAAACGAGTAACAACAAACAATAAAACCGCTGATTACCAAGCCTTAACAACTTGATAATCAGCGGTTTTCCTTATGTCGGGGCGACGGGATTCGAACCCACGACCCCCTGCTCCCAAAGCAGGTGCGCTAACCGGACTGCGCTACGCCCCGTACTATTTAGAGATAATGTTTTATCTCAAAAGCGATGCAAAGGTATTACTTTTTTTTATACTAACCAAACCTTTTGCTAAAAATATTTCATTTTTGACAAATTGCAGAGCGCAGAATCAAGTTTCAAATTTTGATAAACTGCAATTTATCTGCCTAATTGGGGGGCGGGTTTGTAACCCGCGGCAGCAGTATACTTTGAACATCTACTTATAGTCGCTTAGCGCGAGAACATACATAACATACAA